ACTGCCACGTTTACTAATACCTTTACGTATCTTCTTCATGGGCATACGACTAAGGATATCCCTACGTCCTTCATCTTTGGTGATCTCTATTAGCTTCTTTGCAGTTTCTACATAGAAGTCTTTAGGGATATCTGATGGGACTAATCCTACTAGCTCTCCTGTACGTGTGTCTTTAGAGATAGCACCTAGATGTTGCCATCCATTGTTAGCACCATCAATAGGTATAGGTAAAGATGAATAGTAATCTAACCCACTATTAGCAAACTTGTTATAGTTTACTAGCTCATGGCAAGCAGCAAGGAAAGAGACAGGTTTCTCACAATCAGGTAGAGAGTTAAAGTAGACTACCATTTCGATGAGATCCATGTTGTTCTCAGACCATAGCACCCTATCCTCGATTGACATTTTGTCAACAGAAATACTTTCTAATCCTTCATTTATAAGATATGTGTGATAATCATAAGTAAAGTAATCAGGTATATGTGATAATTTATAACTCTGATTATATGAATTAGCAGCATGTATCTTTAACCACTTAAGACCTACCTCATCTACAATCTTAGCTTCATCAAATAAGAATAGACCACGTTCGTAGTCTGATCCTTGGAAGTTTAAGATTGATTCTCGATAGTATATCCTACCACGATAGTCAAAGTCTAAAAGTTGATAGAATGTTTTATCCTTAAGTACTTCAGCTTTACGTTTAGTGTACTCAAGCTTTAGTTGTTTAGACTTAAGACGTTCTAATTCTAGATCATCCTTACATTCCTCGATCTCTTCTGTTAGGTCTACACTATGTACCGCATTTAGTACATTCTGGTTGATCCTCCAAGGAGTCTGTTGCAGTTTATTAGCTGCCTCGATGCAAGGTAATCCTTTCATGGATAAGAAACATGTAGCTTCATCTGGACCCCATCCTTTTACAATTGGATATCTAATATCTAATCCTTGTAGTGATGGGTGTTTCTGTATTAGTGTTTCTATATCTTTTGGTTTATCAAAGACAGTACCACGTAGACGATAGGGGTCTAATGATGTAGGTAACTCATCAATAAACTCCAGACCTTCCTCAGTAAACTCCACAGTATAACTACTATCTTTTATCTTAGGGTACTTGATATCTATATAACCCATTTGATAGAAGGCTTCTACGAATAGATCTCCTAGACGTACTGCGTCTCTCCATTCTAACTTATCATCAAATAACCTAGAGGCTACCTCATGACCAATACGTGTGGAGATTAGGGTTAACTTAGCAATACCAGCAGGATCTGATGGTGGGTTGTTACGTGTTATGTATAGCACCAGAGTGTCTAGTGCTACTAACGAAAGCTCTGAGAGGTGTGGGCGTACATTCCCATACCCCTTGAGAATACTCACACCAACAGAAGGTTTACCCTTGCTACCAATCTTGGCAACAAGGTAACCTGTTATATTATCTAAGCTCATAAATGTCCTCAGCTATAGTCGAACTGACCTCCAGCAGAGAGGCGAGTTGTCTTAGGATTATATACTGCAGTACCACAATCTCCTGTGTTACCTGTGAATCGTGCTTTAAGTACACGTAGTTTAATCGTGTTACGTTCTAGATCAGACTCTGATACTAGGTTACGTGCAAAGGCTACGATGTCAAAGCTAATCTGTTTAATAGAACCAGAACCTTTGATGTCATCGATAGATGCTAGGTGACCTTCCTCGAAAGACCTACCACCTTGAGCTTTACGTAGATGAGAGATAAGACCTAACCATACATTGTGTTTCTTCACAATCTTAAGTAAGTCTGACATTACTTTATCTACAGCTTCGTTACCTGTAAGACCTTCCGATCCTTCCGATACAGCAATAGTGATGTGGTCTAGTACTAAGTACTTACAACCCATCAATGCCATGTACTCTATCTTTTCCAGAAGGCTAGCGTCTGATACAGATCCTTGATGATCAAGAAGAACAAGTCGTTCATCTCCGAATACAGAGTTGAAACCTTCTCGTAGCTCATCATCCGTGAGAGTTGGATCTCCAATGAGAGGTCGTTTAAGTTGCATTGCAATGAACTTTTCTGCAGTGTCACCAACAGATTCCTCAAGAGAAATGAGGCCAACTTTGTGGTCAGTCCTGTCCAGTACATCAAGAACGATCTCTTTAATAACAGTACTCTTACCACTACCAGTACCAGAAGTAAATAGAGTAATCTCACCTTGTCGGATACCTCCGAGTTTATCATTCAATCCTCCAAGACAATCAGGGTAAGCTACACTTTCAATGTTCTTACGTTCAATAAACTTATCCCAAATAGCATCACCAGTTAGGATACCTGCAGGGTTATACTGAGATGCTCCCCAGAAAGCAGAGACAATACCTTGGCTACCTTCTGCTTGATACAATTCACATGGGTCTTTGTAGTTGTACTTAGCTACCTTGATACGTTCAGCACCAATAATCTTAGCAGCTTGTTCTACAGCTTTCTCACCAGCGTCATCCTGATCAAACATTAAGATAACTTCTTTGTACTTCTTAATGAACTCTCGATTATCTAGGATAGTCTTAACGTGAGATGCTGAAGGGATAGATACAACAGAGCTATACCTATCATACCGTTCGTACATTGCTTGAGCTACAGCAAGACAATCAAGCTCACCCTCTGTGATGATTAGTTTAGAACCACCTGATTCCATTGCTTGTTGTTGACCGAACAACTCAATCCCAGCAAAGTTACCAATGACAGAAAAGTCTTTAGGTAGAGTACGCTTCTTGTAAGCTACTAGTTTATCCTTGCGAGTGTATGGATAGTAGTGTGCTTCAGGCATACCATCTTCATCCACACTCATCTTAACATTAAAGTGATCTACTACTTCCTGACGTAGATTTCTCGTAGAAATAGGATAACTCCGATAAGAACTAATAGCTCCCACTGATTCAATAGTATCTCTATCTGTAAATTCAATAACTTCTGCTCCCATATTTGATCCTCTAGGTGGGGCTGTGTATTTAGTACAACTAAAACAATATGTGTGTCCATCATCATAGACTGCAAGAGCATCACTGCTCCCACAATCATCACACGGTTGGTGTCTTTTCACGCAGTTACTAGTCCCAATCTCTCCAATTGCGCTTGCCATAGTATGTCCTCTTTTTCTTTGGCTTCTTTGCGTTTAACTTCTCAGCTCGTTTAAACTTCTTGTTGTTAAATGTGTCCTCATGCATTACCAACATTACTCATCACCCTCTTTAACAAACACTCCTTGCTTGTTAAGATACCCTTTACGATCTTTAATATCATCGTAAGCTACTTGAAGACACTGTGTTATGTCTGTACCAATCAGATCAGCAATCATAATTAATACAACAACCATATCACCGATATCATCTTGTGCTTCTTTGTATCTACCCTTAGCAATATTATCTGCTAACTCTCCTAGCTCTGATGCTAGTTTAAGTGTTTGAGTTTCAGGGTTACCGTTAACTACGATACCCCTTGTTACTCCCCACGAATAAACTTTTCTTTCTAGTTCTTCAAGTGTCATTAGTTATACTCTTCTAACCATGTTTTATAGTATGCAATTACTTTATCTTTATTCATATAATTTGGTTTAAAGTACACACCATCTGATGCATAACCATCTTCACCACAATTTAAAAAGATTGAAGATGCCCATAACGCAGGTCGAGTGTTTACTAACTCATGCCCAAATTCATTAGCCATTTTATCTGCTTCTTTTATTGTGACATACTTACTCATTGTTTATCCTCATGTCCATTATCGTTTGTCTGGCGAGCTTCAACTCTAACTGCAAGTTGTTCACCTCTAATTCTAAGTTGTTCCGCTTCAGCTTCAAGTTCTTCACCTCTTCGCTGTGTTGCTTCCACATTATTCGTACCGTCAGGTAAGATGTGATTAGCAATCCACTGAATAGGAGTAACTGGATCATCTGAAGTATCGTTTGAATCTCCACTCATATATCCTTCCTACTGACATGCCATGCACTCATCCTTACTAGCTTGCACTCCTGCTTTACTATATACATAATACAGAGCTAAGATATTA